TAAACCTTTACCGTAAATTAATCTAGCTATATTGTTGATTATAGAGTTATTAGTAGTGCTGTTTTTATATCTAGAAATTAGCTCATCATAACCGCAGTTGTCCTCTCCAAGAGTTACCCATTCGTTACGAGAGTCTTCTATAATTTCAGGGCGTGTGTAGTTAGAAAGTTCTAAGATATGTATATTTGTTTGTTCGCTCATTAGTCAATTATTACAAATTCGTTATCGCTTGAATGTTGTATGTATTCCCCATCGTTTATTGAGTAGTCTTCAACCACTTGATTAGTGCAGAAGATAAGGTCTTTATAAACCACATCTGAACCGTTAAGCACTTTTAAAGTGTATTCTCTACCGTCTACTAAAGTTAATGCTTCAGTTACTTCTAAATAGTACCGGTCAATAGTTGGAGTTATAGCGATGGTTACGCTTGTGTTTTCTCCTTCATCTGTTATAATCATACTATCCGCGCTTAACGTGCGAGGAATAAATTTAAACGTTTGCGCTGCAACTTGTTCTTTTAGTATAATCATACTTATTTAACTAAATAAATCTTATTTGTTCCAAAATAGAAAAACCCCCACCGATTAAGTGAGGGTTTAACAAATTATGAAAGTTTACTTATCCAGTAACTACAGCCACTCCCGCAGTTGCTAAACCAGCGTCGTCTGTTGCTTCAAAGAAGTTAGCAGGTATTCTTTCTTGTGCTGTTAAAGTCAATGTGTAACCGCTTAAGTCACCCATTGCTGCACCTGTTGAAATAGTTCCTCCTGTAACATCTGCTCCCCATTCTAAACCACAATAGAAATAGTTGTTGTTATGGTCTTTAACAATTACGTGAGGTCGCCCGAAAGCTAACAATTTAACCTCTTTATGTGTTGCTAAATCTTGTTTCTTTAGAGTCAAGTTAAGTACCTGTTCAAAGAATGTTGTTCCGTTCTCTCTTGAGCTAGTAATAGTTTGCTCAAAGCTAGAGTTTCCTTTTAATTCGTATTTGTAAGCGGTAATTGTTGATGGTGTACTGTTTAACGTTTCGATAACGTCAGTATTAGTAACATCATAAACAATGTCACCTACAGGAGCATCGTCAAAGTTGATAAAGTAAACAGCGTCCAAGCCGCCCACTGAATCCTTACATACTTCCAGCCTCCCCAATGATAAATCACATGCCATTTTATAAAGTTTTTAGTTATTAAAAAGGGGTAGCAGCAAATAACTACCACCCCTTACAATTAGTTAATTAATCTTAGTTAGCCGCGTTAACGATTCCGTAAGTTACTACGTCCTCAGAGAAAGCGTATTGTACTGCTGCTGTTAATCTCATAACAACGCGTACATTTTGCGAACCGTCCAAATCTGCCATGTCAAGAACTTTAACTTCGTTATGATCTGACATAAGTCCAGTACCAAAATAGAAGTTGTCCTTAGTTGTACAGATTGCGATGTCGTCAGTCATTCCGTTAGCCATGAACAATGGAACACCGTCAAACATTAAATCTCCGAACTCTTGGTTGTTACCTTGCATGTTAACACCCGCTGCTCCAAGTCCAGAAGTTCCGAAACCTCCTAAAGAACGTACATAAGCTCTGTAAATGTTTTGAGCAACATAGATTCTCAATCCTTCTTCTCCGTATAAACGTGTTGGAATTGCGTCTACAATTTTCCCAAGCTCTGTTACTACGTTTGCTGAAGTTACTGTTGTTCCTGTTACCTCTTGCGCTGCTGGCAAGTCTGCATCAGTAGTTAACAATGTTTCGAATCCGTCAAATTCTCCTGCGTTAGCGTCTACACCTGCCCAAATGTTAGTTTCATTCTTTTGAGCTACTTTAGCTGCTACGTGAGCAATCAAGAAATCAGCAAATGATTTAGGAAGCTCATCAAAAGCAGAGTAACCCATTTCAATTGCGTCCCAATCAGAACGAAAATCTGCCTTACAAAGTTGTAAGTTTACTTGGAAAGTTTCTGGTTCAAGAATACGCTCAGTTAATGTTACTGTAGAAGTCGCTGTGAAATCACAAGTTCCATCTTTAAGTAGATCATCTGTAGATACTCTTTTTAAAACCTCTTTGTACTTAATGTTAGGTTTTACTGTAATTCCACCGTTTTCGATAGAGTTTGCACTTAAAAGTGCTGCTGCTACGTACCCTGCTGCTTTTTCTCCAGCATAAGTAGTAGTGATACTTGTTGTTGTTGCCATATTTTTATATTATTTCAATTTTGCAATTTTGCTCATTACTGAGTCTTTAGTGTTTCTTTTTCTTTTGTTTCCGTAAGTATGAAGTTTAACTTCTGCTTGTGGTTCTGGGTTTTGAACAATAGGCTTAGCTGAAAGCTCTACTTCTTCAACTTCCTCTACAACTTCTTCTTTAGTCGCTTCTGCTAACTGTGCTTTAAGCTCTGTAATTTCAAGCTCTTTAGCGTCCATATCCTCCTGAGAGAATTTAGTTTCTTTGACTACTGATTCGATGATAGCTTTAGGTAGTGGAGTTTCTGATTCGTCGTTACTCGCTGCAACTTCCTCCTCTTGCTCTGGAGCTTCTTCTTGCGCTCCCGCCTCCATAACTTCAGCAATTACGCCTTCTTCTACTACTGTGAACGTTCTACCGTCCTCAAGCTCGTAAGCCTCACCTTCACCCGATACAGGTACAGGAATTCTTTGTTCGTCTTCAGTTACAACCATAACAGCTGCTCCCGCTTCAAAGTCCGGCTCTGCTTCAATCATTGTTTGACCGTCTGCAAGTTTAGCCTCCATTAACTTAATCTCTTCGGCTTTCAACCCGATTGATTTAAGTAGTGTGTTTATTTGTTCCTTCATTTTTATCGTTTTTACACTTATTAAATTGATTCTTATTATATTGTTGTATTTTTAACCGTTTGACGGTCTATGAACTCCGTTAATGTATGCCTCAGATTGTCCTTTAAGGTTTCCAACTCTTTGCCCTGTTTCTTTCTTGTACTCATCTGCCGTCATTTTTGGTTGATACTTCTTCTTTTTTCTTGCCATTTTGTCTATTTTTATGGTACGTCGTTCACTATATCTGCCGCTGTCATGTTATACATTACAAATGTGCAATTTGCTTCCGTTCCGATATCTTGTAAGTCCGGGTAAGTGTCACCGTCGCCCATTCTCCACCAATGCTTTGGTTGAGTTCCTAAAGTTCCTAAATCAAAGGGCTGCCCACCGTTGTAAATGCTTGAAACGTTTCCGCTTTGATCGCTGTCAAAAATTGCTAATTCATCAATTTTACAGTTGTTTCTCATATAAGCAGAGCTGTTATATCTTCCAACCCTTAAATTTTGACCGCTTAAACCAGTAGTGTTTCCAAAATTATTATTACTATTAACAGTTGTTTGTTGAACTCCGTCTTTAAAAATTTTAAACCTTGAATAATAATTGTTAATTTGTCCGCTACTTGAGCCAGTTGTTCCACCGTCATAAGAAATCAAATAATGATGCCAAGTGCTATCGTTTGAAACGCTTCCAATTGGTGTCTTTAAAATAAGCCTATTATTAGAACTACCATATTGAAAAACTATTTGTTGTCTCGCTGAATTATCTCCATTCCAATAAATTCTAATATGGTTACCGTTAGCAATGTCATTTGAGCCAAAGTAAAAAATAGTTTGTTCTTGATTGTTGCTACTTCCTGTTTTAAAATAAAGAGATATTGTCCAAGCATCACCCGAGCCGCTTCCATTTCCAGAACGACCTAAAACACTATCTAACAAAGCCGCGTTTGATCCTAGCCAATCATTTTGATTAAATCTAACGCTTTTAGTATTTGCAAAAGGCGGGTTAGCAACAGTTAATACTACAGTCTCCGAATCTTCACCATTGTAGTTAATAGCTTTAACGGGTATGTTATAAGTACCTGCAACGAGCGAAGTTCCTCCTATCAACTTTCGGGGGTTTCCTTCTACCGTGGTAATTCCTGAAACATTAGATAAATCCCATTCGTAACCTACTCCGTAATCCGCTGTTAATTCGTAGTTAATTACAGAACCCTCAACACTACTAATTGTTAATGGGCTTGTAATTTCTGGAACTTCTCCCGTAGGTGTTCCTGAACTTTGAAAAATAGCGTTTAACTGATTACACACATCTTGTGCAGTACCTGTATATGGATTGTCATTTTCGTCTACAAAATCTGTATGATCTGCATTAGAAACAATCTCTATC